ACCTGGGCTGTGGCGTCCGCTGGCACGAGCTCTCGCCGCTTCGCAGGTCGCCGGGCTGGTGGCGAACCTGTGAGCGGCCCCGAGACGCCCGAGGTGGGCTCGGGGTGGGGGGCGCTCAACCAGGCCGCCCTTGACCGCATGGCCGCCGTCCGAGGGTGGCTGGACGAGTGCCTGTTCGGGGCTCGCACCCCGACGCCGGGGGAGCTGTCCCGCTGTGCAGGGCAGCTGCTCTACGCCGCCGGGGCTCTGCTGGACGCCTCCGCACTAGGCTCGCCTCCGGGGCCCGACGAGGCCCCAGACGCCAACCCAACGGAGGATGATCATGAGTGATACCGACCCGTTCTGCACGGGGCAGTACAGCTACTACGCCAACGCCAAGCTGCAGCCGGGCGCCGACATCGCCGGGCTGTTCCCGGCCGCCGCCGACGGCACGCCGTGGCCGGGCCGGGACACGGGCGAGACGCAGTGGGGCACCCTGTACCGCAACGCCGTGGAGGGCTTGTGGCTGCCGGTCTACATCCCCGAGGGATGCGACGGGTACGTGGCGGCAGTCGATCCGGTCACGGGCGACAAGCTCCCGAGCGTGGTGCTGTACGCCAACACGAACCACAGCGCCGTCGCCAACCGGCTCTCCCCGCACGGGGAGGCGCACAGCTCCCCCGAGGTCGATGCGGCACGCTTCGAGGAGGCGTGTGCGATCGGCCTGGAGTCGTGCACCTACACCTCCGGCTCGCCGTACGTGAAGGAGCTCGGGTGAGCACCTACCCGCACGTCTCGCTTGGCGACGCCTACGACGAGCGCCAGGACGCCCGCCAGCAGGCCCCCGAGTACCGGGAGCACCGGGGCGTCTCCCCCGAGGCCCAGGAGCCATCGGTGCACCAACAGCTCCGCCGCCTCGGCGACCTCGTGGACGAGGCCGAGAAGGGCATGGTGGGCCTCCTCGACGCCCGGGCCGGGCTGGAGAGTCGCATCGGCCCCGTCCTCAGCCAGGTCGAGCCGATCAACGGCACCGGCATGATCGGCACCCGGGTCGCCACCGTGGGGCCCCGATGCGGCCTCGCCGCCGAGATAGACCGGCAGTGCCTCAGGCTGGAGAGTCTGATCCAGGGCATGGACGTGGAGCAGCTACAGCTCCGGGGGCTCGCCCAGCGGGTAGAGGTCTGACAGTGGCTACGGTGGGGGCTCGTGGCCGGGCCCTCACCGTTGCTCGTCCGACACGACGTGCCTGGGGCCCCGGGTCAACCCCTGGGCCGCCTCCACTCCACCCGAGCTCTCGACGCCTCATGCTGGTGCAGCCCGTGCTGGGAGGGCATCTGGGTCGTGCACCACGAGACGTGCCCGGGCTGTCGTGGCTACGGCCTCCACGAGGAGCGTGGCCTTGTGTTCGACAAGCCGTGCCGGGAGTGCCGGGGGGTAGGGTTCTTCCCATGCGCCTCGCCCAAGGGTTCGCCTTCCTCGCCGCCGTCGTCGGTTACCTCGTGCTGTACCGGGCCCGAGCCCGAACGGGCAGGTAGCGGGGCGTAGACGCCCGGGGCTAACCCGTGTTAGCCTGAGGTCATGACACCTCAGCCCACAGCGGCCCCCGCCTGGTACGCCGCCGAGTTCCGCACGTTCGCCGTCCGCATCGGCCGCAACCACCGCCACTACCTGTCGGTCAAGCAACTGGTCGAGAACCTGGGCGGCCACCGCTCGCCCGGCTCTGGCGGCTACTTCACGGTCACCTGCCACCCCGGCCACGTTGGCACCTTCGAGGCTTGCGGCGCCCGGGTCACCGAGGCCGCCCGATGACTACGCACCTGCTCCCGCACGACGAGGCCCGAGAGGCCCGCATCGCCGCCCGTGTCGCCGCCCGAGCCGACCGGCCCACCCCCACCGGCCCCCGCACAGCTCCGTCCTGGCGGGCCATGCTGACCCTGGTCCGCACGCACGCCGGGCTCAACCCCCTCAACGCCTTCGCCCTCAGCGACAAGGCGTTCGCCGAGGCGCTGTGGACCGCTGGCGTCGGCCCCGAGCAGTGGAACACCATCGGCTACCTCGACCAGCAGGCCGCCATCGACGCCGAGTGCGAGACGGTCGCAGACGCCCTGATCGCAGCCGGGTACCGCATCACGCAGGGCCCCCGGGGCGGGCTCCGCTTCGAGCGCCGTGGCTGACGGGCTGCCCGGCCGCCCACGAGCTCTCCCCAACCCGCTCCCCCCGTCTCGCAACGACTGGTGGAAGGCCGGGGCCTGTGCGAACCACCGGCACCCGGAGTGGTTTACGGGCCCGTGCCACAACCCGGGCGGCCAGGGAGGCCGGGGCCCCCTCACCCGCAACGCCAACATGGCCCTCGTGGTTTGCGCCGCCTGCACGCAGCGCCGCCCGTGCCTCGCCGAGGCGCTGGAGTTCACCGAGCAGGTGGGCGTCTGGGGCGGCCTGACCGACCAGGAGCGCCGCCTGTACGAGCACGAGCGGGCCGTCATCCTCCGGGAGCGCTTCGGCTCTGCGTAAGATGCCGCCCGGTGGCACGGACCCGGGGGAAGCAGCAGCGTGACTTCGGCATCGTCGCCGCCGCTCAACGCATCAACCTCGCCGACAGGGCCGCCGCCCATAGGGCCGCCGCCGTCGCCCAACCCTGGCAGGCGGAGGCGTGGGAGGCGTATAACGAGGTCCCCGAGATCGGCGAGAGCCTGACCTACCGGGGCGACCTGATGGCGCAGCTGATCCTGTTCCCCGCTGTGGCCGACCCGGAGAACCCGGATGGCGACCCCATCCCCCTCGCCGACGAGAAGGTGGCCTGCCCCCCCGCCGTGCTCGAAGCGGCCACGGCAGAGCTCGCCCGTCTCCGCACGTGGGCTGGCGGCCAGGCCGAGATTCTGCGCCTCTACGAGATCAACATGCAGGTCGCCGGGGAGCTGTACCTGGTCGGCTACGCCCCCGACGGAGACGAGCCCGAGGAGTACTGGGCGGTCGCCTCGACGCAGGAGGTGAAGGAGCAGGACGGGGAGTACACGGTCCTGGCGAAGCCGGGCGACACCGAGGGCCGCAAGCTGACCGCCAACGACTACATCGAACGGTACTGGACCCGTCACCCGCAGTGGGCCGCTCTCCCCGACAGCCCGCTCCGCCGCCTCCGCACCGACACTCGGGCCGCCATCACCCTCAACGAGCAGGTGATCACCGAGGCGCTGTCGACGCTGCCAGCGGGCATGCTCCTCATCCCCAACGAGATTCAGTTCGAGTGGCCCGCCGGGTACACGCCGTCCGACAAGGACGCCGAGCGGAACCCGTTCGACGTCATGCTCGAGATGGCGATTCAGGACGGCATGGTGCCGGGGAGCTTCGCCAGCCAGTACCCGCTGACCGTCCACGGCGCCGCCGAGTTCTTGAAGGAGATCAGACGGGTCAGCCTCGCCCGTGAGGCCGACACCACCACGGAGGCCCGTCTCGCCGCCCGAGTGGACCGCATCGCCCGGGGCCTGCCGCTGCCTGTGGAGAAGGTCATGGGCCACCAGCAGACCACGTTCGCCAACGCCAAGCAGGTCGATCAGGACACCTTCGACGACTACCTGCGCCCGTCGGCCGTGTCGATGGTGACGGCCATCACCTACTGCTTCTACCAGCCGCACCTGATCGAGAACCCGGCCATCCCGGAGGACTGGCAGAAGCGCATCGTGGCGTGGTTCAACCCGTCTGCCCTGATCGCCGACCCGGACCCGGAGGAGAGCGCCGACTTCGGCGTGACCGAGGGCCTCGTGAAGGCGGCCAGCTGGCGAGCGAAGCGTGGCTGGACGGAGGAGGACGCCCCCGACGCCGAGGAGCTTCTGTTGCGGATGGCGTACCGCCGGGGTGCCATCGACCCGGGCCTGACCGCACAGCTCCTCCGTGACCTGGCCGCCGAGGTGGGCGTGGAGCTGAGCGTGGCCGAGACGCAGACGATCGCCGAGCAGAGCCCGCAGCAGGCCGCCGCTCTCCTGTTGAAGTGGCACCAGGCGAAGGCCCGTGGCGAGCCGCCCCCACATCTGACGCCCCGGCAGCCGCTGGCGCTGACGGCCGGGGCCACGACAGCGCCAAGGGTGATCGACGGAGGGCGAGAGCTCCTGGCGATTGACCAAGAGCTCCGGGTGCGGTGGCGGGCCGCCATGGACGCCGCCTTGGACCGGGAGCTGGAGCGGACAGCGAACAAGCTCCGCAACACCGCCCGCAAGCTCGGGGTGCTCAGCGCTCTGCAGGCTCGCCCCGAGGACGTCGCTCCTCTGCTCGGGCGAGCGGTGGTGGCCGCCGCCGGAGTGGAGTACGACTGGAGCCGTCTCCGACTCTCGTTCATGGGGCTTGGCCGCCGGGCCCAGGATCAGGCCGTGGATGCCGCTGGGCGCATCGCTGGGGGCTTCTCGACGGCCCAGCGGCAGACGCTGAAGCTGCGCCAGGCCGACGACCTCGGCACGGCGTGGAAGTGGGTCCAGCAGGCGATGACGGGCCTCGCCGATCTGCGCCTGTACGACCCGTCCACCGGCCAGTACACGGGGGTGGGCGAGAGCGACCCCACGAGCTTCATCCCGGCCGGGATGGTCCGCCAGGCGATGAACGTCGCCGGGGGGAGCCCGGTCCGGGTGCTCACCGACGAGACACTCCGGAACGGGGAGGCGTGGATCAGTGTCGGGGACCGGGTGGAGGGCATCGGCGTCGGGGAGCGCATCCGGGACGCCCTCGCCTCGGAGGGCGTGGAGGTCGTCCGGTACAGGTGGATCTACGGGCCCGCCATCCGCATGCACCCCTTCGAGCCCCACCAGCGCCTCGATGGCCTCGTGTTCGAGTCGTTCGAGGACGACCGCCTCGCCAACACCTACGGGTGGCCTGTCCGCTCGCACTTCCTCCCGGGCGACCACGGGGGCTGCGTCTGCGACGTGGAGCCGATCTTGGGCGCCCCACCCCCGGTCGAGGAGCCGCCCCCGCCGCCGCCCGTGCTCGGCAAGGAGACGGGCAAGGCCGTCCGAGGGTTCGACACGCCCCTGGAGGAGAAGCTCGCTCGCCGCTTCGCCGGGTGGCGCCGCCTCCGCAGCGTCGATCAGGAGCAGCTGGACGAGCTCAACGTGGCGTACAACGCCATTCGTCGCCACCCCAACTTCTCCGTGGCGAGCCCGACGGTGGAGACGGTCGCCAAGACGTTCCGGGGCCAGTTCAAGACGTTGCAGCTGACCAAGACTCGGGCCAAGACGCTCCTCACGACGACGCCCGAGAACCTGAACCCAACCCAGCTGGACGGCATCCTGGGAGACGCCACCCGCCTCGGCCTCGACCCGCAGGACATCGCCGACCAGGGGCTGGTGGTCGTAGCCAAGGTCGGCGACCGGGAGGTCGTAGCGTTCGGCTCCGAGCACCTGTGGGCCGCTCTCGAGCGTGGCGCCGCCGAGGAGTTCTACCCCAAGGTCCTGTACTGGAACGCCAAGATCGACGTGCCGCCGGGCGCTGACCTGGAGCGCCTGTTCCACGCCGACGACCTGACCCGTGTCCGCCAGGCCGCCGCCCGTGAGGCGAAGGCGACCCGTCTCGCCCTCGGCCTGGACGAGCCCACAGGCAAGGCCACGCCGGGCGCCAAGACGTCGGGCCTGGCAGCTCTCCCCCCGGCCGACCGGCCCGCCGCCGCCGCCGAACAGTTCGCCAAGCGCTGGGGCCGGGGTGGCGTCGGGGGCACCAACGTGGACACCAAGGGCGCCTTCACGGGCATGTCGACCCGGGTCGCCAACGACGTCACCGACGAGCTCGACCGGATGATGCGAGCCCACCCCGTGACCGCCGGCAAGCTCCGCTCCGTCCACACCGTCAAGCTCGGGAGCAACACGCACGCCCAGGCCAATCAGGCCACCCGGGAGCTCACGTTCAACAGCCAGTTCTACGGCTACGGCAAGGAGAAGCGTTTCCAGGAGACGTGGGAGGCGTGGAACCACCAGCCGGGCTCGGGGTGGAGCGCCTACGTGGAGGGCGCCGCCGAGCGCAAGATCACCCACGCCCGGTACACGACCACCCACGAGTTCGGCCATCACATCGACTACACCGCCCGAGACAAGCTCGGCGAGGACGCCTGGGATCAGCTCGTGCAGGACACCATCGAGGCCGACTGGCGCCGGGTGCGGGGCACCAAGGGCAAGCTCCGCCGGACCCAGGAGCGGAGCAGGGGCCGGGCGAAGCTGCCGCCGGAGATGGCCGCCCACGTCAAGGAGCATCTGTCCACGTACGCCACGACTAACCTCCGGGAGGTCATGGCTGAGGTCGTCGCCGAGGCGACCCTGTCCCTCAACCCCCGGCCTCTCGCCACCGCCCTGTACAAGCTCCTGTTGAAGCACGCAGAAGGAATCGCATGACGAGTCTCGGCCCGCCGATCTGCATGAGCTGCGCCCGGATGGCCCGGGGACCTAATGCCGCCGTCGGGACGTGCGAGGCGTTCCCGGAGGGCATCCCCGACGACATCTGGCTCGGGGGCTACGACCATCGGCTGCCGTACCCGGGCGACGAGGGCGTCCTGTTCTCGCTGGCCCTCAGCCCCGACGCCGCCGCCGGGCTGGAGGCCTACGACGACTCGGGCCGGGCCGGGTCCGCCCAGATCGGCTACAAGGTCCCTCCCTCCTGACCGACGCCGGGCGTATGCTCCCGGTCATGCCTCCGCAGCTTGCCCCTGCCCCGTTCCCTCTCGTCCGTCAGGCTGGCGCCGCCTGGGAGGTGCACGCAGGCGACGACGTCCTCGCCGTGCGAGACACCTACCCGGAGGCTGTCGCCTTCCTGGCTGACCTGGCCGCCGACGAGGGCGCCCCAACACCGAGCTCTGACGGCCTGTTGCCGGAGACGTGGACGGGCGAGGTGGCCATCGCCTACAACGAGCAGCCCGACCCGGAACGTGACTTCACGAACGTCAAGTGGGGGTGGCGTGACCCGGAGGCGAGCCTGGTCCCGCTCATGTTGCAGACCAGCACCGAGATGGGCCACTTCGGCGCCGAGCTCGCCGGGTTCATCCAGTCGTTCGAGCTGACCGGGACGGGCGAGCCGAACGCCACCGGCCGCTTCTACGACACCGAGGCTGGGCGCACCGCCCGGGGCCTGTTGCTCGGGGGCCGCAAGTTCGGCGTGAGCGTGGACCCGGACAGCGACACGACCGCCGACTACATGTGCATCGAGGAGGACGACGACGGGTTCTGCCAGGCGGCCATGTGGAGCTTCACGTACTACAGCATCGCCGGGCTGACCATGACGCCGTTCCCGGCCTTCGCCCGAGCCAACATCGTTCTGGCCGGGGCCGAGACGGCCGACAGCTCCGCCCCTGAGGACACCGTGGAGGCCGCTCTGGAGGGCCTCGTTGCTGCGAGTGCAGCCCGCCCGGACCGGCGTGCCCGACCGCCCAAGGCGTGGTTCACGATGCCGGAGCCTGAGTTCGGCGACCCGCTCCTCGTGCAACAGGACCTCGCTGGGGAGCGGTGGGGCGTGCCCCTGACCATCACCGAGGAGGGCCACGTCTTCGGCCACCTGGCGCTGTGGGGCGAGTGCCTGCGGGTAGGCCGGGAGGACGTCTGCATCCAGCCGCCCGACAGCGCCCGGGCTTACGCCGAGTTCATGGTCTGCTCGACCCGCACCGCCGAGGGAGAGCTCGTGGCGACGGGCGCCATGGTGGTCGGCTGCCCGCACTACCCCGTCTCGGGCGTGGACCGCTCCCACCCGTCCGTCGTGCGTGACTACTACGCCGAGGCCGGGCTGGGCTGGGCTGACGTGCGAGCGAGCTCTGGGGCGTTCGGCCCGTGGATCACCGGCCGGGTCCGCCCCGACGTGACCCTGGCGCAGCTGTCCGTCTTGCAGAGCGTCCCGCCCTCAGGCGACTGGTCGTTCTCCCCGGAGGACGGGGGCCTGGAGCTGTGCGCCATCCTGTCCGTCAACAAGCCCGGCTACCCGGTCCGCCGTGAGGCCATCGCCGCCGCCGCTCTCCCCGCTGACAGCCTCGCCGACGGCGCCTCCGTCGCAGCGCACCTGGTCGGCCGGACGGTCATGGCGCTGACCGGCGCCAACAGGGTGCGTCCGTGCCCCGAGTGCAACCAGAGGCACGCCGCTGCCCAGACGGCCACCAGCCGGGAGCTCGCCGCTCTCGCACGCATCGAGGCCCTCCTCCGGACCATCGACCGGCGCACCCTCCACTTGAACGGCGCCGCCATGCAGACGGCCCGGGCCCGTCTCTTTCCCCCGACCATCCGTGACTGACCGCTCCGGCATGGTGTACCTTCCCCGCTGACACCGAGCAGGGGGGCGCATAGACGCCCCCCAGCCGAGCGCCGGGCAGCACAGCTCCCGGGACTCCTGCTCCGTTCGCCGTCTCAACCGACCGCTGACGCAAACAGGAGATTCCCATGCAGGTGCTGACCGAGCTTCTGGCCCGTGTGGCCCAGGGCCTCACCGAACTGACCGACGAGGAGCTGGCGCTCCTCCTGGACGAGGTTGTCTCCGAGGCTCTGGCCCTCGCCGAGACGGACGACAGCGACGAGGCGTTGACGCTGGTGCAGCAGGCCGTGGAGGCCCGCACTGCGATCGTCGCCGAGCAGACGCAGCGTGCAGCTGACGCCGACGGCCGGGCGACCCGGGCCGCCGACCTCATCGCCGCCCTCAACGCCGGGCCCGACGACGACCCGGAGCCCGAGCCGGAGCCGGAGCCGGAGGAGCCCGAGGCCGAGGCGGCCGAGGCCACCGAGGCGGAGATCGCCGAGGTCGTCGCAGAAGCCGAGGAGGTCGTGCAGGAGGCCCTGGAGCCTGTTGCGGCGAGCTCTGCCCCTGTGGTGTCCCGTGTGGCAGCCCGCCGCCCGGCCAGCCGGGCCGTCTCCCGTGCGCAGGCCCGCCCGGCCCGCCAGGTCGGCTCCGTCGCAGAGTGGGGCCTCGTGGCCTCCGCCAACGCCCCCGGCACGGTCAACGCCGGAGCGCCTGTCCGCACCGAGGTGGAGCTCGCCGACATGTTCCTGGAGGCTTGGGCCGCCAGCGAGAGCTACCGGGGCCCGTCCACCTACATCAAGCTCGCCCGTGCAGGCCAGCTCGCCTCTCCCCGCACGTTCGGGGCGGCCCGCTTCCTCGACCGGGACGAGACGGGCAACGGCCGCAAGATCAGGGACGTGACCAGCGCCGAGGCCATCACGGCCGCCGGGGGCATCTGCGCCCCGGTCGAGGTGCGCTACGACATCCCGTTCGTCGGCTCGACCGAGCGCCCCGTCAGGGACGCCCTCGTCCGCTTCGGCGCTGACCGTGGTGGTGTCCGCACCATCCCGCCGGCAGTCATGAGCGAGTTCGAGGCTGGCGTGGACCTGTGGACCGAGGCGAACGACGTCAACCCCACCGACCCGACGGTCAAGCCGTGCCTCGTGATGACCTGCCCCGAGGAGGAGGAGACGGTCGTTGACGCCATCACCAAGTGCTCGCCGAGTGGACCCAGATGCTGTCCGTCTGGCAGGCCCGCTTCGCCGAGCAGAACCTGATCACCCAGATCGCCGCTGGCTCCACCGACATCTCCGTCGGCCAGGTGCTCGGCACGGTCCGGACGATCCTGGCCTCGCTCGCCCGGGAGATCGCCGCCGTGCGGTACCGCTACCGGATGCCTCGGAGCTTCCCCCTGCGCCTCCTGTTCCCGGAGTGGATCTACGAGAACATGAAGGCCGACCTGATCCGGCAGATGCCGGTCGGGACGCTCGAGGAGACGCTGGCCGTCGCCGACAGCACGCTGGATCGGTTCTTCGCCGCCCTCAACATCCGCATCACCCTCATGAAGGAGGGCGAGACGGGCCAGGGCTTCGGAGCGCAGGGCGACGGGACGCTCAACCCGTGGCCGTCCACGGTCATCGGCTACATCTTCCCCGAGGGCACGTGGCTGTTCCTCGACGGGGGCACGCTGGACCTGGGCATCTACCGGGACAGCGGCCTGATCGAGACGAACGATTACCGCATGTTCTCGGAGACGTTCGAGGCCGCCCACTTCCACGGGCAGTTCTCCCACCGCTTCATCTTCGACATCTGCCCGGACGGCTCGGCGTCGGCTCTGATCGACATCGACCCGTGCACGCTGGGTAGCTGACCCAAGGCGAGACGGCCCCGGGGGACCAGAGCTGGAGGGCTCCCCCCCGGGGCCGACCCGTACCCGCCGACCGCCAGGAGGCCTGAGTGGCGCAGTCGCAGACCAACATCACTGCCATCCCCGCCGACCCGCCCCGATACGGCCTGATCCAACAGCTCCTCCGTGACACCCCCGA